GATAGTTCCTGGGAGGGTCCCTCACGGGCGTCCCCACCTTAGTACGTCATTTGACCACCCCAATAATTGTGATCAGCGACGTATGACTCGATGTCACGCGCTAAGGCTGCGATAGTGATCTCGTAATCACTATCATACATCATCCCCATATTATTATGCCATGCAACCGCCATGCTTTCCAGCGCAAGGTCGACCAACACTAGGTGTTTGCCGGCCACTCGCCCGGTAGACATTGGTTTACATATCTCCTCATCCAGATACAGATTCCTCAAAGTCCCTGCTTGCTCCTGCAACCGCTTAAGATAACCATTTGATTGATTCTCACTCAGCTTCGCTATCGCTTCACTTCTTTTGAGTGTGCGCCCACGCTCTCTCTCCACACTAGGACACTCTACATCATACTTTTCATTCTTCCTCCTCACCCTGAGAGCCCTCAACACAGCCGGAGCACCAGCAGCATTGCCAAGCGCTGTTGTTGCAGCAGCATCGGCAAGCGACCAATTACTCAACCAGTGATTGTACGGTCTGTGTTTCCCTCTCTCGCGAATTTGTTTTGTTAGATTCTCTATGGTCACAACGCCATGGCGATATAGGCTGTTGTAATCATGCGCACTCACAGGGATCTCTTGTTTTCGCACTTGACCCCCGCGTTCTAACCATGCGCTATATCGTGCATACTCAAAGTAATTAAGCCCCCTTCTGTACTGTCTGGCTAAAGTATAAGGCAACTGCGACTTAACAATGCTCTCTTTGAGTTGTCGTTCCACCATCTGGTTTGGAGCATTCAAACCAAGGTCATACATTCTTCTGTTGAATCTGTTCTGTATTACGTCAGCGTTACGCGCTTTCCAATGCTTCCCCGCGTATCTGATTTGCTGTTCAGCTTGTTGATCTAAGGGTCCCAGAGCAGGTACCATTTCCAATCCCTCTCCAAATAAAGAAGGGCAGCCCAGACCGCCAGTACGTTCACTACCAGCCATCACTTGTCTGGGAACAGGCACCCTGTACTCCTTGCCCTTATGCTTGAATGTCCACTTGGCCCAATGCGCAGTAGCGAACCTGAATAACTCTTCGGCCCTATCCTCTCTGAACCCACGGCGCACCCACATCCGCAATTGATCACGTATACCACCCGCCATGTGCGAACCGCACTGCAAGACTGGTGTCTGCATGTCGCCACTGCTACCCCAATTGATGGCGCGCAACAGTGAACCGCACATCTTATCACCATCCCGGTATACAATACGCGTCAACTCAGCTATGTCACTGTCCACACTCTGCTTAGTGCTCTGAGAAGCTAAACCACACAAGTTGAAGGCCTCAAGGCGTCTTAGAGCCTCGTACTCTGTATCAGTACGACTGATGCTGTCATCACCAACATAATAACTCTTTTCCAAAGGTTTGAATCCATAATACTGCTCCACACCATAATTCACTACCTTGGAATACAAGCGATTATATCGTGTGTTGAAGAACATTGTAGTTCGCCATCCAGTCCAGAGACCACGCACCAGATGCACCCAACGTTCACGTTGGCCATCTTCACATGCAGATAGCTTATACATAGCGTCAGCGGAGAGTAGAGCACAAACACCAGCTACCACGGGCATTGGGGTGTCCTTGCGAATCATCACCCCTTTGTAACCATAGTTCCTCAAAAGGGTCGATCCGTATTGCCTCAAGTCTGAGCTCATGACGTTAATGTCATGTAAGATGTTAAAGTCATCAAAATCCTCTGCGAAAACGCAACCACCACCATCGCTCCACTCCATACAGTCTAGCATTTGCAAAAGCCCTTCCATAGCATCATATTGGAGCACTACATCCTCCAGCCCACTGAACAGATGGTCCTCCGAATCTAGCAGTGCAAGCGTGTCACATAGCCACATAGCTTCAGGACCAGGCAACAACATACGTAGTTTACCAGGCTCTGTCTTCCTAACACCTCTTGTCTCGATACCAATCTTTGGTAGACTGTACACCACCTCGACGACATCCTCAGGTGTCAAGTCCGCTATCCAAGCCAATTTGGTAGGGGCTTCTACTACGTAATCTTTGTCCTTCCACCTGATGCTTAGCTTCCCCCTCAGTCTCTTGCAAGCTCCTGAGCTGGCCATAACAGGATACCGTTCCATCTGCTCTTCCAAATTTCGACTGTTACTGGATGTGCTCTCCACCAAACTCTTGATGTCCAAGTTTCTGTAATGCAGAAACCGCTCCTCAAACAAGTGTTTACTCATACCATCTCTAGTGGGCAGTGCTTTGCATGGATTGGGCCTCCTTCTCTGCTCTATTCCTTCATTCAAGTTAATGTCAACAAAGTCGAAACGTCCGACCAGCTGATCTAAATACAACACTTTATCAACAGATTTAACATATTCATCCCCCGTGAGACCTAATTCTGGTACCCACACGACTCCCATACTCCTGCTGGTCGTGTGGACAATTTTGCCAAGTTTTTGGAGGGTCTCAAGTCCTCTGGCAAACCAACCTTTGGCTAACATACCCCGCACGGCAGTCTCGCCAACATCACTACTACATGCATAGAGCAACACCCTGGATGTACACTGACCACCCAGACCTATACACGCAAGTAACAAGTTCTCAACGAATCCCATATCATTCTTAAAAACTGAAAGTGCATAGCGTATCACCATCGTGACACAGTATTTGTCACGCTGTTTCAACGCCATGCTAGTGTTAGGGAAAATCCACTCTACTACGCAATGCCATCCTTTACTATTCTTGGTTCCTGAATTCCTGATCAAGTATCGTATGACATCACGTAGGGATCTAAAGTCTGGCAGTGATGTGTTGCCAGATGCGAAAGATCCTAGCCTCTGGAAGCCCCAGGCTACCAGCACAGCTGCGGCTTCTACGCTGTGAATCTGCATTCCTATCTCCTCATTGAAAAATATACCGCCTGGACATGCGCACCCCTTCGACATTTTTATGTTTTTTAGTTTTGTTTTTTCAATTTTTATGTCTTTTTTAATTTTGTAATCGGTCTTGATCGGTCAATTGTTTATACGAAGAAGAGGGCAGGTTACGACGCCTGTTGGAGCATGTCAAGTTGTTTTTATCCACAACGGCTTCAACACCTGAATGTGGCACAACAGAACATGACACCAGCGCAGGACTCACAAGTCCCTTACCCCCAACTGTTTTATACTCCCCACTTGTACGCGAGACACCCCGTAACTCAGACGAGGGCACAGCAGCACTCATGGTTTTTTCTAATTTTTCTAATTTATCTAATTTTTCGTAACATCTAGAAACACACACAATTTCCTTGTTGTAGCAAACGGATGCAATGCCTTCCTCAGCACTCCGCAGTTCCGACCATACCCACTTGCTTCGCTCCTCATAACCGTAACGCCAAACCCAGCCAGGCACTAAACCAGAGAAATAGCTACGGTAATAATTTACTAACAAGCGGCTCGGAATCCTACGGGCACGCCCCAATTCTTCAACTAAGGCGTGGCATTCGACGTCGACTGTCACACTGACGTGTTCAGGCACAACAGCTGACAACCAACTCAGACCCGCACTCTCTAGCTGTTTTCCTGTCTCAGCTCTTCCCGTGCAGGCCTTATTCCACAACAAGGCTTTAGCGGCCACCGACAATATGGAGCGTCCATATGCATCCACCCCTCCCGCGGCGAGTTGGAGTGAGGATGCCCACCTTTCACTAATGTATCTGACGTAATTTCTTTTCAGGCAAGCCAGTGCCACACACAGTCTGTTAGCCCACAGGCAGGCGATCGGCCCGTTCCCGTACATGCAAGCTAGCTCAGCTGGTGTGAACTCACCCTCCAAAGCAAACCGAGGCGGTATAGGTCTCAGATCACCTTTCATCATATAATGATAATAGTGTCTGAAACCGTCAACCGGCCCGCAGTCTGACAAAACCACATCAATGTGTTCCTCGTCAGCTCTAAGCACATCAAGATCGACGCAGGGTAGATGCATACCTTTAGTAGCTGCATCCTTGAGATACATAACCACCGTTAATCCTGGGATCACACAGTGTTTGTAGAGCTCATTGAACCCTGCTTCGCTTGATCTTACCTCGAGCCACATCTTGGAACACGCACCATTAGCGAAAAGGTGGCGCTCTAGCGACCCGAGGCCCCACTAATGTGGAGCCTCGGACCCAAGAGGTTGTTTGGTCCTCTCGGGCGAGAGCTCACGCTTATCATCAACTTTTGTTCGATTTGGGCTCGGAGAATCTAGTTTGATCACCCCTTTCTCGCTCAGATCACTGCTCTTAACAGTGCTCGGATCAGGGGGCCCCGCTTCTGAGGGCACGGAATGTTTGGTATCCGAAGCCATCATTTGCAGGAAATTGAGAAATAACTGAAACAGTTTCAGCAGTTCGGGAGCTTGATTGACGTCCATGCCACTTAAAGGGCCTGGAGCCACATCAGCAGCCTTCTGCACCACGTCTTCCAATTTCTTCTCAACATTCCTCAACTCTGCCTGTTTCTCCTTCTCAACCACTTGGTCGGACTTGAGTATATCACTCAAGTCCTTGGTCTCACCGCCCGTTGGATCCTCATGAAACTGCACATTATCGACATGGAATTTATCCAGCCCGATATCTGTCTGCTGATGCGTGGGCTCAGGTATATGTAACACCACCGCATCTCCATAATTGCTCCAGTTGTAGGGGACCGCCATACCATCTTTATGCAAGATTCGTATGCACGCATGGGGACGCGCACTGATAAGCATCCCCAACACTCCCTGGGCTGTCATTATGCCATTCAACTGCCCAGGTTGAATGGCGTAAGTGTTCTGAGCTTCTAAGACGTTGAATGGCGCATAAGCCACCGCAGCACCTTGGAAGTTGCCTAGAATATTAGTGGGGTCATCGTGTTGAAGACCCGGACATCTATTGAACACACCACCCATCACTGAGTTGGCTGGGCGACCATAAAACACTGACCCATAAGCCATCGTGGCACCCACTGAAATAGGACAGTGTATTTCGAGTATGTCCACTGTGCGTAAGTTCAGTTCATCCAAAGGTTTTATCCAACAGGCAGGCGTGATGCGCTCACCTATGCTCTGTGTGCACATACTCCGTTGAGCCAGCTGCTCACCCAAACCAATTGAGAATGCCGTAGCATACGACATGCTATTGGTCTTGGCCAAACCGTAGTACTGATAAGTACAACGTGCCTGGCCCAGATTGGCAGCTAATATCTCTAAATGCCACCTATCGCCTTTGCTCAATGTACAATTTTCGGTTATACTATTGAGCGCATCAAAATTGTTGCGATATAACTGTAAGTAAGGAGTCATATCGCGTAACACACCTCCCACATTAGCCCGCAAACCGGTCAGCGACTCACGCACAACCGGCGTGAAGCACAATTGCGACTCATGGTCGCGACCTACACCAATGTTCTGACATCTGTAAAACATACAGGATTCAGGCAATGTGATAGGTGGTGCCTGGACTATCTTGTTATAAGTGTTGATTATAGCCATTGCTTGGCTACGAGGATCTTTCATCATCCTCCTGTTCATCACTTTAGCTAAGTGTTCCAGTCCTTCCTGGTTCAGCTGAGCGTTGGGGGGGGCCACCATCATCCGTAGTTGCTGGACCATCGTGCTGTGGCCCTCACTGTACATGAAACCATCTGCAATACTCCGCATGGTGGCAGCCTCTAAGTAGATGCTCAACATGATTGTCGCTGCCTGAGCTAACTTGGGCGCGTTGGGAACTGGCTGTATAGCAGCGTTCCTGACGTCCTCAACAGCTCTAACAATATGTTCCAAACCACTGCATGCTGGCATGGTTACTCTCATGTTGTATCCACATGCGGGCCAAGCCTCCTCGTGTCCAGCCACACAATCAACAAGAAATGCTTCCATATTCTGAAGCGGTATGTTGCTTGTGCGACGTTGGGCCACATTGTCAGTTGGCAAAAGTGGCCATAACTCGAGATTGTGCCTGGCAAAAGCACCCATTAGCACACGACGTTCCTCAGGAGTTACATAACTCTGCCACCTAGAGCACACTTCCGCTCCCATGCGTACCAGACCCATGGTCAAAAACCATATGTCATCTCTGGTACTGTCTGGTAAGCCGAGTGCAAATCCAGGTGGTGCCTCTCCAGCATTAAAAACGTTCAAAGGAACAGCGCCTGGCACATTGGGTAGATTGTTTGCATCTCCCAAATGCTCATCTATCCATGCATCAACGAAATTGGGCTCAAAGGCCTCAGGGTTCATGGGGCCCGCTGGAAACGCCACACGCCTGTAATTAGCAAAAATGTTGAGTAAGGTCAACCTCACTCTACGTGTGCCAACAACAATGTTGTTGCCATTTCCACCGAACTCCCCGTCACGCATGCCTGAGCACGATTCCCACACTGGACCAAAAGGCACCATTCTAGTGAATAGTGCGGTCGCGTCATGCCATCCCTGCTCGTCACCTGTAGTGGCCAACAACCATTGGATGGTATCCCTGATTGCTTCTGAGGTTATAGCAACATTGTTAGCATTTGCAGCAATGTTAGCCACACCCTCATCCACTATGTTTTGACCAAGTACCCGTTTGTTGTGCACATACACGCGTATTCGCTCATTGAATTGGGCTTTCCCCACATATCCGGGGGTCCCAGCATTGGCACAGTTAACGGCTGACATCGCGCGTATAGTTCTAATGATAGTGCCAGAACATGGAATGACTGGTCTCGTGGCACTCAATAGGTGATATGCTCTCACCTGGACCGGGATCCCAGCAAGGGCATTCACCCATGTCTGGCCATCGTCAGGCCACACCTGATTAATGTTGCTGTTGGCCGCACAGGCAAGACCAACACCAGCATTAACATCTGCAAGCATTGCGATTAGTCTAAAGAATAATTCACAATAATTGCCTCCAGAAGTTTGGTTGTTAGCCAAGTGGTGTTGAATAGCCTGGCATTGATCACGATTAGCGCCACTATGCAATGCAGCAATGTTAGCAGGTTTAGCATTAAGAACACTGGCTGGGTTAGGTTCCTGGTTGAAGGTAACTTCTCCCAACAACCCGACACTGGTGCGAACATCAGTGAATACGCCCACATCTTGGGCTACCCCACCATTGGCCGTGGACATAACCCACGACACACGCTCTCGAATGCAGCGTGCCTGATTGCGCTGCTGCGGTTGGTTGAACTGGTTGCGCGCCTGTCCAGCACCCAAAAAGTTGAAACCATTAATATTAATTTGGTCGAGTTGGGGGACACCCAATACTCCAAGGGCCGCAACCTTACCGGTCTGGCCCCTGTGACCACACATCACGTTCATGACGTGAGAAAAACTTTTTGCCACAACACGAGCTCCGGAAGCAAGTGTCTTAAAGACACTGCCCTCAGTAAGGTGATAAACCTTACTGGCGTCACAAGTGTTGTTTACTGACATGTTGTTGGAGAACATTTTGAAATTAACTTTTGATAATTAAACTTGAATTACCGGAAGCTGTTGATAACATAGTATGCCTTGCTTCGCACCATCACTCATCGCGTATGGAGTAGACTGTACCTATCAGCCCTGTAAAGGACCTGCCAACGTGCAGTCGTTGAACACCTGTGTCAAAGGTGCTGCGGATTGCCCAAACAGATTAGTAATGTTCTTTCCTCTGCTGTTTATAGTATGGATTATTACCTAGAATGCCATTACACATACTTTCCCGATAACCGGGACGGTACCATACTACTTCAGTGTGCGCTATAGATAACGCGTACACCTAGGGTTTCCCGCATCGGTTGGCCGTATATTCCGTCACCGGAACACGAAGCTCGTGGAACTGCCCCACGCCGTATCAAGGCACCTTCACCCGATGTATAATTGCTAAGACAATTGGTCAGACGGAGTACGCTCTCGCGCCTCTTGTCACCAATTGTGATACTACTACCATCGAGTTCCAGCTCGCTGGGATAAACCATGTGGATTGCTTTTGATTGAGTAGTAAGTAGTGACTCCAGAGGTCATTACTATCACCCCCAGCCCGCTGTTCCCCCGTAGGATGCCTTAAACACCAGCTACAAAAGCTGAGTATACACGTTGCCATGGCTCAACCACTACTACCAAGTTCAGGAAAGGTGTTGCAATCCTAGACTCCAACCTATTGACACTAACACACATAAAGTGCATCCCGACTGTAATATCATCATACGATGCCTACAACCAACCGGGGAACGTTGATTACTTACTTGTAACAGTAGCATAACTACCCAAAACCAAGCAAACAATCACGCCCGAGGTGTGATAGACTGTGAGCCAATGGATACAACTCCATCTACCCAATCTTAAACATTTGCCCTAATTGGACAAATGCTAAATATGGGGGGTCTTAATCCCCATCTTGACCACATGGGTCGCGATGTAGTTATGAAACTCTTGCTTAAGGCAAGATCGCACGTGACTAACGTACTCGGCCAAAAGACTTTAAAAATTTTGACCTTGGCTAACATACGCTTTCAACGTCTGTCATCCGCTTGCTGGCCTCATCACAAAACAAACTCGCTCATATTAGAGAGTGCTTCGCTCCACCAGGGCAGGAGTTGGAACATTTTGTTACATCCCAACACCGATG